GGCCGCACCGTCAGCAACGCATCGAGACCACGCTGGCTCACGATGTTCGTGTTGGCATACGTGCGCGGAACCACGCTCATATACACACTGTCCAGCATGTTGCGGAGCAGCACCGTCTTGACCCGCTGAATGTCCATCGCCTCGTCGGCAATGCTCAGGCCGAAGAAGCGATGCGGGATCGGGTTCGGCGTCCAGTGGCTGTAGATGTGCTCGTCCACCTCCTCCTTTTCGAGGATGCAATCGCCCAGGCGATAGCAGCGGATCAGCTCGGGCATCCCGTCGCCGTCCAGATCGTAGCGGATATACTCCCGCATGATCTCGACCTCGCCGGCATCGCCCTCGGTCGCGCCTCGCATGGCGCCAGCGTCCCAGCCTTCCAGGTCACGGAAACGCTCAGCCCGGCGCTCGTCGGTGTTGAAGCCTGACGTGTCGCCCTGGTGGCTGTCGATCTCTTCGGCATACTCAGGCCATTTGCGCTTGGCCTCGCCGCGCATCATGCGAACCACGTCGCCGCAATAGCGGGCCGTCTCTAGGTCCACCGTGCGCGCAGCGATGCGGAAGTCCTCGGGCGCGATCGCGAACACTTCCGGGTATGCGTGCTTGGTGCGCTTCCTGATCTTGAAGGCATAGAACATGCCGTCAGGGTGCGCTTCGTCGGGCTGGCCTTGCTCTACGTCCTGGCCCACGATCTCCGTGGACGGGTCAGCCATGAGCTGTTGCGCCTGCATCATGTTGAGGCCGCTCACCTCTTGGGCGGGGCTGTACTCAGCTTCCTTCCACTCGCAGCCCATGATGCCGACGCGCTGTAACAGGCCATCGAAGATGAACGCGTCCAGTTCGCGCTCGCCCTCGTTGTCATTAAGGAACGTGTAATTCACCAGATCGGTTGCGGCCTCGGCGTGCTGGTCGCTCTCAGGCGTGACGCCGGCGAACTCAAACACCTTCGGGCCGCTGGTGAACGTGCGGCGCAGATCAGGCCGCAGCCACTGGATGATCTCGTACACCTCGCGCGTGGTAACACGACTTCTGCCGTCCACCTCGTCGCCGTACTCGTCGCCATAGTAGCGCTTCAGCGCATTGATCTGCGCTTCCTGAAGCTCGCTTTTGAGGTAGGACGCAGCCCACTGCTCTTCAGCACGCAGGGCCTCGACTAGGCCGCTGTCGTCAGCGTCGCCACGGTCGTAAGCCAATTAGGCCACCGTCCCCATAGGCGGCGCGAGCGGGCGGCTGTCTTCCACGATGGCCTGCTCGCGATAGTCGCACATCATCAGACCGAACGCGTCCGCGTCGTGGCTGTAGTCGTGGTTCGGCCCACGGTCTGCGCCCGTCTCTTCGCTGATCTTAGGCGCGTAGAGCCCAAGCATGATGCGTCCATCTTCGGTCGTGTCCTCATTGAAAACTGTCTGTGCAAAGCGCCTGCGCGTCTGCTCGATCCTGAACATCGCTGCACCCGGCCCTTGGTTGGGGATGACCCGCACATTGGCAAAGCCTGCCTTGCGCCATGCGTCTTCCCACGTCTCTGCCGGCCCGCCATCGTTGGCGCCGTCATGCGGCAGGACGATGTGAGCCTTCTCATAGCCCCGATCCCGCATCCACTGAAGGTGCGCTGCGAGCGGTTGGCCTTGAGCGTTGTAGTGATCGAGCACCCTGATCTCGCGGCCCACACGCTGCGTGATCCAGATGACGTAGTTGTCAGCCTTCGCGCCTTTGCCGCCGATGTCGTGGTGGCTGTAGATCGGCAGCAACGGCTCTTTGAACACGCGCGTGATACGCTTGTCCTGCTTGGCCCTCAGTAGGTCCTGGGCATAGTAAGCGCCCGTCGCCGCTGTGGCGTAAGCGCCTTCCCAGATATGCTCGTACTGCTCTGGCCGGTCGCGCAAATCGCGCTGGCGCTCGGCCTCTAGCACTGCGGGAAACCACGGGTTATCCCGCCAGTTCAGCTCAACGATCTTGGTGTCGGCATCGCTCGGATTGCCAAAGCGCTTGTTGGTGGCGCTCGCCTTCAGCCTCGGGTTCCAGGTCAGCCATATCTCTGACCCCTCTTCCCGCACCGTAGGGATAAGCACCACCCACGCCGCTTCACTGACGTCCTCGGCCTCGTCGATCCAGCACAGCAGAATGCGCGCCTTCGACTTGATGCTGCTGAGGTTGCGCGCCAAGCCAACGAACAGATACTCGACCCGACGGCACTTGGTGCGGATGAACGTCTCGCCAATCTCGAACACCGTGATCAGCCACGGGTCGGAGCGTATGGCTGCGGCGACCTCGCTGAACGAGGAGTCCGCCAAGCTGTTCATGAACTGACGGCCGCAGAGGATGACTCCTTCGCGCCCCTCTGCTGCTGCCTTGGCGCCGATCACAGCGCTCATCTTGGCGAAGGTGCGCGTCTTGGCTGAGCCACGACCGCCTTTAGCGCCTCTGAACCTCGCCTTGCCCTCGAATACCGGGACTAGCTTGTCCGGTAGCTCGATCTCATGCGTCTGGTCGAACGCCACGCAGGACGATCTCGTTGATGACGCGCATGTCGCCGGTCACCTCTTGCTGTGAGGTGTCTTTCCAGCCGTGATTGTTCTTCAGGTCGAAGATCACGCCCGGCGTAAATGTGTCCTTGCCCAGTAGGCGCTCAGAGCGGTCCTGCTCTATGCGCAGGCGCGCCTTTTTTACCGGTAGGGAAAAGTCCTCGCCATATCCCTCGTACGTGGTCAGCGCCTGCTTGTCGGAGAAGCCCAGAAAGTAGCACAGGCCGGCAATCGTCGGCGGTTTGCCGTCTGTCTTTTGGCCCTCAAAGTAGGCGTCAATCTTCGCAGCAAACGCCTTTGCGCTTGGCCACAGGCGAGGCCTGCCATCCTTAGGCATACGAGTACTTCACGCTGTACTTGGCGGCGTCCTTGCCGACGTAAAAGACCTGAAACGTGCGCGGGTCGTACAGTTCGTAAACGTAAAAGCTCATGGCCGACGCGTAACGTCTTGCCCTGGGTTCGTGTAAGCGTCGCTACGCTCTTGTTCTCCATGCGTGGAGATCAGCGCCCCGGTCATGGCTTGTTCCCGGAACGACCGCGTTGCGGTGTCCCAGATGATGCCCTGCATCGCGAAGATGGCGCCGCAGGCGAGGATCATGCCGGCTGGCACGCCTATGGCGAAGCCTAGCCAGCGTTGGTGTCTGCCGTGCTTGGCTTCTTCGCCTGCCGTGGGGCGCGCGTCGCGTTCGGCGCGGAGCTGGGCTAGCTGGCTTGCTTCCTCGATGCGCTGGATGCCCAAGGCTTGCAGCATGTCCTTGCGTTCGGCTTCGCGGCCTTGGCGTATGGCTTGAGCGCGTATGCCGTCCTCGCGCGCTTTGACCTTGGCCAGCGCTGCTGCGCGTGTGGCTTCGGGGAGCGCGCTTACTGGCTCGCCCACGGTTTAGCGCGCCTTCGCCTTCTTGGCCGGGGCTTTCTTCGCGGCCTTGGCGGCCTTCTTGGTCTTGGCGTTCAGCTTGGTCATGTCTTGCTCCTGTTGGGTCCGCAGCAGCCCGCCTTTTAGGGACAAGGAGGGAAATCGCCGCCGCCCGTAATCCGGCTAACCATGGCCGAACGATCATAGGGCGGCAGCGTGGCGGGCTGCTGTGGGTTGGATTCTGGCGGGCGGTGGAGCGGCTAGCGTCAAGGGGCTGACAGGGATAGGCCGTCCGAGCGCGTCCGCCAGAAACGAAAAGCGCGCCGCAGCGGTTAGGCTGGGCGCGCGTGTCGGGACTTAGTGATTTCATGGGGTGATTTGCGTTGTGGCGTCAATAGCGAAGTTGCGCAGCGAGTCGGCGCGGCAGAGATCGTCATAGTCCTGCAACGCCATCATCGTGAGCTGCACCAGCTTCGTGACCATGCCGTGCGACCCGCGCTCGTAGCCTGTCGCTCGGATCGTTTCGGCCAAGCTGTGGCCCCATGCGATCGCCCAGAAGGCGCGGGAGCCGTTGGCCCCGAGGCGTGAGCGGACAGCAGCGTCAAAGCCGTTGAGCGCACGCTGGGCGTCCACACGATGCGCCATCGCCCCTTCGCGGTTGTTGCCGATGCCGTCCACGGACTCATAGCCGGTGGGGGCGATGCCTTCGGCCTTGGCTTGCAGGTCCATGATGCGGTTCGCCAGCGCAATGTGATCGGGCGGCAGCTTCGTCCGCATGGAGTCGATGACCCAATTGGAGCGTCGCCGACGGTTCTCGCCATTGTAGCGAGCGGCCAGTTCGGCCTGATCCTGCTCCTGAATCTGGTGCAATAGCTTGGTGGTCATGCCGCCCTCTCCCGCTTCTGTACTTGGTCGTACTTCCAGAGCCGCACCCCGACGCAGTTCTTCGTGAGCCCCACACGCTCGCCGATGATCCGCGGGATGCCGCGCCGGTAGCCTGCCCGCAGTAGCTCGGCCCTGATCTTGACCAGGCGCTCGATCGGCACGGACGGGGTGTGTTTCTTGACCACGCTCGGAAACACCGCGCCCTTGCGCTTGGCGTGGGTTAGGACCGTGGAGACGTGGTTGCTGGTCAGGCACATCTCGTCGGCGATCTCGCCCGTGCTGAGGCCCTTGCGGCGTAGCTCAACGGCCTGGCGCTCTTGCGGGCCTAGGGGCTTGGTCAGGAGCGGCATCAGAGCACCCTCCCGCGCAAAGGCACGCCCAGGGCGCGCAGGCTCTGGATCATGTCCGCGATGTCGTCGATGACGAGGTACGGCACGCCACATGCCCCTAGATCGGCTTGGCGAGCCCGCTGAGCGGGGGAAAGCCTCGGGG